AGGGGCTGGCCCGCGACCAAGAGCATCGCGGAACCACCGACGCCGCATAAGGGATCGGAACCACCTAGAAGGGAGAGAACTAAGAGATATCTCACGAAGAGATATCTCGTAACGCATGACCACGTTGACGATCCACTCCTGGACGTCACCGCGCAAAGTGCGAATGTTCTCTACGATACCCGAAAGGATATCACCCGTAGCGTTCCGATCGACGGGACGGAGAAACGAGAGGCAAGGTTTTGAAAAGAACCTATGTCTAGAATAATCGTAAACGCGACTATTCAACTCTCCAAAACGGGGTGAGAAACCCGTTTTCTCAACGTTCACTTCGAAACCGTAGACAGCCGTGACACGCTGCCAAACGGAATAGAAGTGAGGATCGCCCATGAAAAGGCAATCATCACCGTTGAATCTCCCCACTCGTCTGGTGCCCGGTCCATGACAGATATCGACAGTAAGGTCATAACAGACCTTATTGAGCAGGCACAGGAATGGAAAACTGACCAAGTTTCCCATCATCTGGCCTCTATGAATAGGGAGAAAAACCCTATTCCCATCGATATCCGCCATGTACCTGATGTCTCTAAAGGAGCCCATCAGCACTTCCCTCTCACACGGCGTGAGCTCTTTACTTCTGAGCAGGACTCGGACCATAGCCTCAACGGCAGGAGTGAATATCTTATTAGTGGCTTGACTATAGTCACCAGATATGATAGACTCTCCATCCCTACGATCCGAGTAAACAGACTCGAAGTCCTCTTTCGTCACATCCCCACGAACACACCAGCCGAAGGAGCTGATATGATCGTACAGGGCCTGATGAACAGGGGATAGCACTCTTTTGACATGAGCGGATTGCATAGTCACAACCCTGTGCTTTCCCTTGGTCTTTGCCACACCCACCCTAAGGTGGTTGTGGGGAGATCTCCACTCGGCGGGGACGGCAAAAGTGCCGCCCTCTCCTCGTTTCTTCTCAAGGCAGCCCTGCTGGTCAGGGACGTAAACGTCAGAGGGTCCCCTACCCTCATCACTCTCCCTAGCGCGTTTCAAACGCGCATCCCACCCGCCGACGAGGACGGCGAACCGTCGCTCGAGGGAACCGATAGGATCAGAGATCAAATCGGTCGGAGTCATGGGGGTTGTGTCAGAGACACAACGGACCCACTCCTCCCGAGCACGACTTGCGGCAAGCGTATCACACGCC